CGTGCCAGCCTGCGGAGGCACAAACACGAACGCGCAGTCGATGGCCTTGACGCAGCCCACATCCTGATCGAATCGCAACTCCACGGTGACCGTGGTTGCTGGAGCGTCGAAGGGCATGGTGTACGAGAACACATTCAACGCCCATGATGTGGTCAACGCTGCCGCATCCTGTTCGATGAGATCGCCAGTTGGCGTAGCCAAAGCCATAGCGATATCGCGTGTAGATGTGCCGCTGATCTTCTTGGCCCAGAACCCAAACACGATGCGCTTTCCGGGGCCAAGCACCACTTGCGCGCTCGTCTGCACCGCCGTTGCTGCAACCGCTCCGCTGAACTGCAATGCCGACCCATTGCGGAATGTGCCTGTCGAGAGTTGAGAGAGCGCAGACGAACCTGTGACCGTCCAACCATCTGGCACGCCGCCTGTGAAGGTGTCGAAGCCTCCATTGGTCAGCGTGTTCTTTGAGTCGTTGTAGTCGCTGCTCGCAAGCGTGAAGTTCGCCCCGCTGCCACCCGGCCAAAGATTGGAGGTGACATCCGGCACGCGCAGACCGCCCGTGATCTGGAACACCTCACGGCCAGCCGTCGCTCCAGTCGTGGTATCGCTGATGCATTGAAAGGTGATTGTTTCGGTCGGCGACATCTGCGACGGATTGCCGTGGAGAATGATCTTGCCCGTTCCGACATTCGCAGCCGCGTAGGACACGCTGCCCTGCGTCACCACATTCTGATAGAGCGTGGTGCTAGCCGCTCGCATTTGGCGGTTCAGTTCCTTGAACGCCGGGATCGCGCTCTTGGGGATGTTGCCATTGTCAGCCGTCACCATCTCGGTCACGGTCTTGGTCGCGCCGCCGATGGAGTTTGTGATGCTCGTGTCTGCCGTCCGGGTCAGGTTCAGGAAGTAATCCAGCACGCCGGAGATCATGTACCGAGTCGATGCGTCGTACTGACCGTCGAGGCCCGAGCCTGAAAACGATCCCGTCCCCTTCACGCGGTCTTGCAGCGCGGAGCGAGCATCAATCTGCGACTTGGCAATGCCCATCAACTTGCCGATGCGGGCATACAGGGTCGAAAGGCTAACGGTCATTGCTTCTCCTCATCTCGCCAAATGATGCCGCAATCTGTTCCCGAACGCTAGCGGTTCGACCAAACAGCGTCGGCATGAAGCCGCTGATGGCATCCTTGCCTCCGAACGCTAGGCCCACACCCTGCACAACGGGTACGGACTTCCAAGCATTTGCAAGGCCAAGATTCATCATCAGGCCCAACGCCACTTCAGGTGGCAACTGCCAAGGAGTCACACCGTAGACAGCGGCGAATATCGCTACGGTGCGCCAGCGTTTCCCAGTTGCTTCAGGCTCATCATCACTCGCAGCGCGAGCGCGTGGGCTTCAGCGTTGGTCATCGCTTCTGCATCAGAGACAGGACGCACCGCAGCCTTGACGGCCTTGATGAGTTGCTCGGATGTGGGATTGTCCGTCGCACCCGCGAGGGTGAGTTCGGACAGAACCAGCAGCGCGTCGATCTTGAACGCCTTGTCGCCGACGGGGTACTCGGAGATGAATTGGGTTTCGTTGCTCATGCGACTGTGAAGATAGCCGAATCAAGCAGGAGTGGTAACGGTAAAGATAGCCGAATCAAGCGAGGACGGATTGGGCAGGGCTTCGTAGTGGAACACCACGCGGCTCGCCTTGTTGCCGAAGTCCTGCTGCTTCATCGAAATCAGTCGAGCGCGAGACACGGTGATGGTCTTCGTGCCACTCAACACGATGGCGACGGTGCTGCTCTGGGCATCGGTTCCGACCTTCGCCCATGCGTAGCCGCTAGTGGACTGTCCGCCGTCGGTGGCCTCAATGGCTGTCGAAATATCAGATCGACTAATCGACACCAGCGAGAAGTACACCTGCGCCTTCGTGCCCGTGCGAATAGCCGCAGCAGGCATCGTGCCGCTCTCATTGGTGAATACATCGGTATAGGCATACTCGACTTCGATGCGAAACAAATCGTCGTTATCGCCACGGCCCAAAACATTGCCGCCGACGGAAATGGTGTGGGGGCCGACTACTTCGATGACTGGTGTTGCCATTGGGATTCCTCCTGTTTGATTCTAACGCGCACCCAGAGCGCGAGCGATAGCGCGAGCCAACTCGGCCTTCGCGGCGGGTGGCATGGCGAAGATAGGGCGAGCCGGGACGGTCACGCCGTTCTTTGCATACATGAACTCTTTCCGCTCCATAGCCTGCTTCTGCTTCCCCTCGGCCTTGGTCTTTGCATCGCCTTCAAGTTGCTTGATCCACTTTCGCGCACCGCCACGGGCTGCGGCTCTAGTGAACGGAATCACATTTCCGCCACTCGTCTTGAATCCGTGATGCTGAAACACCGCATACAGAGGGCCGCGCAGGAACAGCCGCACGCCGTTCGGGATCTCCTGAATCGTCCCGTTTAGGCTCTGTAGGAGGTTGCCCGTGTCGGCCAGCGGCACGCCGCCCGCTCGATAGTGGGGTAACTCGACTTGTTTGGCGATCTTGCCCCGACCCTTCCAGACCTTGATGGTGGCCGTGTCAGCCCACAGGCGGGCGTAGCCGCCTACATCCGCGCCTCGCGTGCGGATGCGCTGCTTGGCCTGCTTGACCAGCACAAGGGCAACATTGGCCCCCTTGCTGCCCAATCGCCGGACAAGTTCGCGCCCTAGATCCATCAATACGCCTGCGTGCGCCGGGACGGGTAGAACGAGTCATCCGAGGCCATGTGCAGGCTTCCCCGCGTGGAGGCCGTTATGACTGCCACAGAGGCCGTACCAGCCCCTCGGTTCGCATCCACGGCAAACACCCGCTTGCCGTCCCGGAGCGATCCTAGAGCCTCCTGCGCCCTATTAGCCTTGGCCTTGACCGACTCCGGCACATCTCCGCCGCGACGCTCAAACAGGAAGCACAGAGCCAGATCGGCCACCAGCCCGCGAAGCAGGGCGTTGCCGTCGGTCGCAAGGGCTTCCAGTTCTGTCACGGTGTAGGAGTTTGACCGGGTGGCCGCGCTCGCCACCTCCTCGCCTCCTCGGAGCAGGGCTTCCGTGATGATTGTGGACGACGACACCGTGCCGTCCGCGTTCGTGTCGCTCGCCAGTTCTGCCAGCAATCGAGCATCCGCGTACAAAATGAAGTTTGCGTTGGAGAGAAGTTGCGCCATTGCCATTGGTCAGTCCTCCATGAAATAGGGCCGCTCCGGTGTTAGCGGAGCGGCCCTGAAGTTGCAGAGTCAGAGCCGATTAGGAGTTGCTGTCGGCGATGTACAGACCGGAAAGAGCAGCCGTCAGGACGGTCGCGCTGTTGTCGGTCACGCTGCCACGCACGCGACGGTTCCACGGATCTTCCATCGTTTCCACGGTCATGTCCTCGTAGGCGAAGATGGTCGCCGTCGAGAACGACGGGCCTTCGTTGCCAACCAGACCGCCGGGACGGCTCACGAACACCATGCCGGGGGCCGAAGCCGTGCCGTAGAAGAAGCCGCGCGCATCGGTCGCACCCTTGCGGCTGCTGACGCGAACGGTGTCATCGACCACCACGCCACCCAGACCAAACAGGGTCTGCGGCAGCCCGTAAGCGGCGAAAGTATCGTCGCCCTTCAGGAAGGACAGAGCAGCGGGGTAGTTCTTCACATAGTCACGCACGCCCACGCTAGTAGCCATGATGCGAGCCGTGATGGGGTTCACCACCAGCAGAATGTCCTTGGCAGACACCGCGCCGACCGTGTTCTGAACGATGCGCTCAATGGCCGCACGGATGATCTTCTGCACACCATCGGGATCGGTGGTAATGTCGGTGCTAGCCACCAAATCGCTTGCGTTGGCGTAGTAGTTCTGACCGCCACCGCTGCTGGTGTAGTTGCCGCTCGTGGTCAACTGCGTGGCCATACGCAGCGAACGGTGAGTCATCATCTTTGCCGCCGCGATGCGAGCGTGGCTAGCCACCACATCCCACTGGGCCTGACGCGCAGTCTCCTGCGGGATGTGGAACGAGGTCTGGAAACGCTGGCAAGTGAACTGATTGAACTCGAAGTCCGAGTTGATACCAGTTGGGCGATCCTCGCCGAGAGGCCACTGGAGATCCTGCGTGTTGACCACGCGAGCAGTTTCCTGCTCGTCGATCTTCAGGTAGTAGCCGCTCATCTGCTGCACGGGCACGATCTGCGCGTACTGCGTGATGGGGAAGCGGTTGACGCTACGAGTGAACTCGATCTGGATCTGACCAGTTGCAGCGGAGAAGGTCGGGATGAAGGCGTTATTGCCGCCACCCGGAGCCACCGCGTAAGAGGAAGTGTTTGACATTGTGTGTTTGCTCCTTTAGTCGTTGGGGTTGCTAGATCAGTAGGTACGCATGCCCGCAACGCGCTGGATGCGAATGATCGTGCCAGCCGCCGCGCTCTGAAGCGCGACATAGCCGTGGTAGCGAGTACCAGTCGTGGTCGTCGCGGTCTGGGCCTTGCCGTCAGCATCCGCCTCGACATACGCGCCGCGAGTGATGTTGCCGCTAGCCAGAACCAGCACCGTGCCATTGCTGCCAGCCTGAAGGGTGATCGGATCGCCCGAAGCAGCATGAACCACGCTTGCGGTTCCGCTGCTGAAGGTCTTGGTGCTGCCGTCGGTCACGCCCAGAATGGGAGTGGTGGCTTCCGCAGCCTGAAGGCCAGTATCGTCAGCCGAGGTCGAAGGCTTCACGAAGCGGAAGGGGTAGATGTCGCCACCCGCGATCAGTGCCGGAGTATCAGAGAATGCGCCCATTTGTCTTTGTCCTTTCGATTAGGCCTTCTGGCCCGTGTACTTTGCGAACAGTTGCTTGAACTTGGCGAGGTCGCCAGCGGCCTCATGCACCGCACGAGCGGTCGCCACCTTGGGGTCGAGGGTTTCGCCACCCTCATCAGTCACAGTGTGCTGCGCCACGGTCGGAACATTCAGCGGCAGGCGGGCCATCGTGGCCTTCCAGAACGCGATCTTCGCGCCGGGGTTTGCAGCGTCCGACAGTTCCTCCACCATGCTGTTGCGGAACTTGCCACAGCGGTAGCCGTCGCGGATCATGGAATCGACTTCCTTGCCGAACCGCTCCAGTTTCAGTTGCTTCTCAAGTTCCTGCACGCGAGCGAAGAGAGCCTTCGTGGACTTGTCGCCCTTGGACATCTTGGACTTGCCGCCGTACGCAGCCTCCATCTCTTCCTCGTCCTTCTCGTCCTCGTCGCCCTCAAAGTTCTCTTCGTCCTCATCGCCATCGACGGGGCCAGCGAACTCCATGCCCTCAGCGGCCATCGCCTCGGCATCGGCCTCCTCGGCCATCTTGTCCTCGTCTTCTTCGACCGCACACTCCATAGCGGCAGCGGCCTCAAGAGCCTTCTTGGCCTCTTCGTCTGCCGCTTCCATCTTCTTCTTCTTCTGTGCCA